TTTGTTGCCACTTTCGGCAGCTAAATAAACGTCAAAGAGGAATTACCCCATGGCTGATTGCCAGAACAGCAACGAACGTTTGTTCGGTGGCGCCGTTGTGCTTGAAGTTGCCGATGGCTGCAGCGATGCGCTGCCGCAGGAATCGGAATGGAAAGCGCTGGCTGCCGGAACGAGCAAAGGGTGGGACTTCTCACCTAACACAGTAACTTCCGATGCGGATGACGGTGGCGGCTTTGTTGAGAGCATCATCACCAACTCTGATTTCACTATCAGCTTTGAAGGTGAAGTGCGTAAGAAAGGCAAGCTGGACCAATACGGTGTGGGCCGCTTCATCAAGTATTTCGCAGGTGAACTGAAAGCCCGACGCCAGCCTGGCATCTGGGTTCGCATGGAATACGGCGAAATCACATTCCAGGGCTACATGGTCGTTACCGCGCTGAGTTCTGATGGAGGCACAAATGACATCGTGACCTTCACCACTGAATTTAAAGTGGGTGATGCGACCACCATTCAGGTAATCGACACCGATGAAACCGTGCCAGCGACCGGCGTGACCGTGACACCGGCTACAGCTTCACTAGCTGTAGGCGCGACACGCCAGTTGACCGGCTCAGTTCAGCCTACCGATGCAACAGATCGCACCGGTACCTGGACGACCTCGGATGCAACCAAAGCGACAGTCAGCAATACTGGCCTGGTCACTGCGGTTGCTGCAGGTTCTGCGACCATCACGTTCACCTCGACAGATGGCAGTTTCACCGGCACCACAGCGGTTACAGTCACTTCTTCGTAACCATTCCAAAGGGCTGGTTTCAGCCCTTGATAATGCTTATGGAGGAAACATGACGCCACTGAAGGAAATCGGCGAGTGCGTGATTAGCGACGGTGAGAATGAATACTTTTTCAGGCCGTCGTTCATCAACATGACGCGAATCGGTGAGCCAGATGAAATCGTGCAGGCGCTGTATGACCTGTACAACGATGAAGTAGGCGACATGATGCGTAATGCTCTCAAAGCGTACGGAACCATCCCTGCCTGGCTGACTTCACACCTCGCTTCGCCGCAATACAGTAAGAAAGCGATCGTCACCGCAATGTCGGTGCTTCAGGCTTGCTCACTACAGGATGTGTCAGCGCTGACCGGTGAGATTGTGCCGGGTCGGTCTGGCAAATGGACATTCGTTTATCGCAAGGGCCGCATGGCGTCCGAGGAAATGGTCATCATTGCGCGATCGCTCATGGCGCATGGTGTCATCGGAAAGGCCAAAGTGCGCAAGCTACAGCGCCACGAAGGAGCACAGGCATCCAGCGAGTTTAACGCATTCGAATACATCAGTGCAGCGCGTACGCACCTTGGAATGAGCCGGGAAGAAGCAGAGCAGCTTACGATGACCGATTTTCAGCTGCTGCTGGCTGCCAAATATCCGGAGCAAAAGGGCTTCACTAAAGAAGAGTACGATTCGGTGGCTGATGACTATCTGGCGAGGAAGGCGAGACGGTTGGAAAAGGGATAAAGAAAACCCGGCCGGAGCCGGGTTATCATGTGAAATAAAAATGCACGACTAGCTTGTAGGCTGCGGTGCCAATAGCGATTAAGCCCGGGACGCCTAGTAATACAGCCAGTTTCGCTTCAGAAATCTTTCTGTCAACGGCATCTGTCGAAGGCTTTTTAGCAAGTGACTCTTTTATGCTTTCGAGCCTCTCAAGTACAGTTATCATGTTCCGATCAATGGATTTTACATCAGCCTTGAGTTCATCAACGTCACGCCTGATATAGCTGACGTCAGATTCAAGCTTTGCAACGCGTGCTTCAAGCATGTTTCCTCCTCCACCATCGCCGTCACCATGAGAGGGATTATGGGGTATGCTTTCCTGTTCTTCAATTGGCTGCCTAGTATTTATGTCAATAGCTCTGACCATACTTAATCCGTTTTTTTCATCTCGTTGTTCATCCAATCTTCGGCAAGAGTAAAGTAGCCATAGTGTTCATCAATAAGTTCTTTTTCAGTTGAGTTAGCTTTGCCGGAAAAAAGTCGAACTTTAATGGTGTAAAGACCGCCACCAGGCATAATTACATCTTCAAGCAAGTTGGTGGAGATAGCCACGAAATCATCTCTATTCGATACTGCGGTATTGATAAGCTTCGATTCTATAACTGGCTCATCTTCAGGTGTTAGAGACTTTCCATCATAAAGTACATCTATGTCGTAACTGTATGGACGCTTGCTGTTAAGCATTAATCCTACTGAAACATAAAACATCATCTTCATCGGAAACTGGCTGACCTGCCAACCAATGTCAGGAAAAAATGGACCGTTGGCGATCATGCCCACACGTATAAAGGTAGGATATACGAAAGTCAGTTTAGGATGGTCGTAGTTACTAGGTATCTCATTCATGAGCATTTAGGCCTCTCTTAATGCCTTCTAATCCTAACCTGACTTGCCAGTCACGCCCATCCTGATAGATGATCAGTGCCTATGGTTTTGCACCAACTTGCGCCCACTCCATGCTAGGATTAATTACACGAAAATGCGATGGAGAGCGCTATGAGATATCGAATTGAATTGGAGTACGCGCCATACCCTTTAGATAAGCTGTGGCTTGAGGTAAGGCTCAACGATCGGGGTGCTATTGATGAGAGTGGCGAACGATTTGGAACCGGTGGTGTTTACAGCTCCAGAGATGCTCGAGAATATAAATTTTCTCTTTATGAAAGTTCAGAGACAATTGCCGGACTTGATTGGAAAGAAAGCGAATTTGCGGCAGGTGAGCTGCACATTCTTAAGCAGCGGCTTGCTGTTGGTAGCAACTACCTCTTCAAGGATGCTGGCGAAAGCTACCATTACAAAATAACGAATATCACATCATTTATTTGACCCGCTTAAATGCGGGTTTCTTGCTTTCTTTTGCATCAGTTTCCCTTTAGGATTTATCGCACTTAATGCTATTGGGGATAGGGATATGTATAGGAACTTTCTAGCCGCATCAGTTGTAATTTCTGCCATATTGCTTGCTGGCTGTGCGCCGAATCAGCAGTTACAAGAGGCAAAAAAAAGAGATGCTGAATTTGCTGAATCAGTCAAAAACATCAATTTAGAAACTGCGGACGTTGGTAGTCAGCCAGTGGAATATCAAGCACTGGTTGAAAGCGCAATTCGCGACCAGCTTAAAGATCCTGATTCTGCCAAGTTCTCAGGGTTTACCGCACCTCGCAAAGAGGTGATGGTTGAGCAAAGAGAATTCATTTATGGATACTCAACCTGCGTATTTGTAAATGCCAAAAATTCATACGGCGGGTACACCGGAAAACAACTTTATTGGGCATTCATCAGAAACAACAAAGTCCTGAGGGTGAAAAGCACCAACGAGGCCTATGGTTCAATAATATTCCGTGGAAGGCCCATCAACTGTAACTGATAAATTAAATCTAAATTAACCTCGCTCCGGCGGGGTTTTTTTATGCCCGGAGATTAGCGAATGGCAGGCACTTTAAACGCAGGCAGCATCATTTATGAAGTGGACATGGATACAGCGCGCTTACTTGCAGCACGCCGAGAAGTTGATGCTGCACTGAATGGCATGGGTGGCAGCATGGGGAGGCTTGAGGCAAGCGTGACCCGTACCGAGAGATCTGTAGCGTCAATGCAGCGCACCATGTCTAGCCTAAGCTCAGTCGCGCGAGGCGTTATTGCTGCAATTTCTGTTCAGCAGGTGGCCGCATATGGTAATGAGTGGGTCACGGTTAATAACAAGCTGGCCAACTCAGTGCGTGCCAATGAATCGTTAGCTGAAGTTACTCAGCGCGTATTCGACATCTCTCAAAATACAATGAGCAGTTTGACCGCAACCGCAACACTTTACGGTCGTCTTGAGCGTGCGACCCGCAGCGCTGGCACAAGCACCAAAGACCTGATCACACTTACCTCGACTATCAACAAAGGGCTTGCCGTATCTGGCGCCACTACCGAAGAAGCAAGTTCAACAATGACTCAGCTTTCTCAAGCTCTGGCATCTGGAGTTCTGCGCGGGGAGGAATTCAACTCCATTTCAGAGAATGGTAGTCGCCTAGCGGTTGCCCTTGCTGACTCTCTTGGCGTCACAATTGGACAGCTCCGTGCAATGGCGGCACAAGGCAAATTGACTACAGAAGTAGTAGTTAACGGGCTACTAAAGCAGAGCGGTGCGATCGCCAAAGAATTTGCGAACACAACGACCACAATGGGTCAGGCGTTCACCATAGCAACCAACAACATCACCAAATTTGTAGGCGAAAGCTCAAGCGTTAGCACAACAATAAATGCCTTCAACAAGGGTGTGATCTCACTTAGCGAAAATCTTGATGTTGTTGCACAGGCGGTAGGTGCGGCGGCATTGATTTTTGGAGGTAGGTTTATTGGAGCGCTGGCGCTGGCAACACAAAACCAAGCAAGGCAGGCCGCAGCCTCCATAAGTCAGGCGGTTGCTACAAGGTCGAGAGCAAAAGAAGAAGTTGCTGCAGCATTAGTCACTCAAAGAAAAGCCATAGCTGACAAGAGTGCTGCTGAATCAGCCTGGAATCTTGCATTAATGGAATACCAGGTTGCAAAGGGAAGTGCGGCCGAAGCTACAGCGCTAGCAAACGTAACAAGGCTGAGAACTGCATACATTGAGGCAGGAATAGCAGCAGCTCAGACAAATAACGTAGTTGCAGCATCACAAGCAAGATTAGCCGCTACCGGACTAACCGCTGCGAATGCCATGAAAACAATCAACATGGTTACTGGTCCGCTTGGAGGGCCTCTTGGCGTTATCGCGATCGTTGCAGCTGGCTGGTATCTGTATGCACAGCGACAGGAGGAGGCCAGAAAAGCTAGTGTCGAATTTGCGAATTCTCTTCCGAGTGTAATTTCGAAGCTGAAAGAAATGAATCTGGCACAAGCTCAGGGCGTTCGTGCGGATACGATTACTTCGATTAAAAACCAGAAAGAAGAAATCGCCGACTTAGAAAAAAACATTGCCAACCTTAATAAAAAATACCAAGAACGAATTGATCTTGCAGCTCAGATGGGCGGCGGTGATGAAACTAACAACGGACACTTACGCGTAGCTAGCGATCTCGCTAACGAACTGGCGAAAGCAAATCGCGACTTAAACACCAAAGTAAGAACTCTCAATGAGTCACAGGACGCATTAAGGCTCATCAATGTTCAGGTGAATGAGGGCATCGTGGCGCAAATGAAAGCGGCCAGAGATGGCGCACTGGCATTAGCTGAAGCGGAGAAAAAGGCCTCATTTCTCGGGCAAACGCAGTCATTTCTTGCTGGCAAGCTGGGTGAGTCGACGGCGGCTTTGCAGAAATTTAATGCTGAGAGCCTGAAAATCAATTGGGGTGGCAGTGATGGTGAAAAGCTCATTAAGCAGGCAGAGCGCCGCTTAGCGTTATCCAAGAAAGAAGGTGACGAACGCGAGCGATTACAAGCGACTTATGATGCTGAAGACGCAGGGATAGTTGATCCGCTGGCAGTTTCCAAGCTGCAGGAAGTGTACGTAAAAACCAACCAAGCCAAAGAAGCCACGAAGGAAAAAAAGAAAGAGGATAAAGCGGCCACCGCTGAAAGTAAAAAAGCTGCAAATCAGGCAGAGTCTGTAGCACAGAAGCTTGAAAATCTTCGGCAGCAATCGTTGCTGGCTGGAGATTCGACTCGCGAGTTAAGTCGAGACCAAGCCATTTTAACCGCTCAGCAGTCACTTGGAAGCGCTGCTACCAAGGCAGACCTTGCGCTTGCTGGTAAATATGCCGCTGCGAAGTGGGATACTGGCAATGCTATAAGAGCTCAGGCTGCAGCAGAAAAACTTTTACCAGAGGCTAGGGAGAATGCCAGTTACAAACAGGATCTGGAGGACTTAAAGACTGCGCTGGCTGCACAAAAAATCACTCAGCAGCAAGCCAACTTTACTGCTGAGCAATTGGAGAAGCAGCATCAAATAAATCTCGCAAAAATTCGATCACAGCAGACAACATCCCCAGCTTTGCAAGCCGTTGGTGCAATTGATCCTGTGCAGCAATTAGCTAATGAAAATGCCGAAAAACTCGCATTAATCAAAGAGTTTACTGACCAGAGAGTTATTACTGAGCAGCAAGGCTTGTCATTGATGAATGCTGCCAACACGCAATATGAGCAGCAAAGAACGGATGCACAATGGGAGCTTTATCGAAACCAAAGCGCCGCCAATAGCCTGCTTGCGGATGCTGTAGACTCTTTGCAGGGAGGGGCAACAAACGCCATCACCGGCTTATTAAATGGAACGCAAAGCCTTAGCGAAGCATTTGCGAATATCGGAAGCACAATACTCAACAGCGTTGTTGGCGGGCTAGTTGAGATGGGGCTTCAGTACGTAAAAAACATGATGATGGGCCAAATCGCAGCAACCGCAGCTTTGGGCGCGACTGCCGCACAGGCAACAGCAGCCGCAGGTATGTGGGCTCCAGCAGCGGTAAGCGCATCAATTGCCACAATGGGGTCGGCGTCAACCGTAGGAACAACCGCCTACTCAACTGCATTAATGGCAAGTAAAGGAATGGCTGTGGCTGGCGCTCGTGAGCACGGCGGCCCCGTTAACGCCAACTCAATGTACCGCGTAGGTGAGGGTGGTAAGCCTGAAATCTTCAAAGCCAGCAATGGCAGCCAGTACATGATTCCGGGCGATAACGGCAAGGTGATCAGCAATAGCGATTTGGGTGGCGGAGGTTCGTCGGCTGGCATGATTCAGCAGATTAACAACTTCACATTCCAGAATGCGAGTGGCGATCAGCAGCAGATGGTTACGACGTTTGCCAAAATTGCATATGAGCAGTCATTGCGAGCGATTAAAGATCAGAAGCGGCCGGGAGGGATGCTGACGAAATAATGGCGACTGATGTCGCCATGAACGCTATTCGTGAGCCTTATATGTTTGCTCGACGATGTTCTGCATGTACTCGCTCATTGAGTGGTAGTAACCCATCATTTCTTCGGTGGCACCCTCTGAAGGAACCTCAATCGGCTTCGAGGAAACCATGCGACGAAGCGCGGCTTTCTGCTCATCACTCATGACATGAATGACGTATGTAAGCAGCGTACTCAACGCCATTACCTGCAATTCAGTGGGAAGTTCTTTTTCCATGAGCTATCTCCATTTCGATGCTTGAGGATTTCAAGCGATATAATTTTAACCAATCTTAAGCCGGTGAAACAATGCCAGAAACTTTCACATGGAGCCCTCAAAAGGGCTTCACGGGCGATCGCACGCCTGATGTGGCCGTCGTTAAGCTAGGTGATGGCTACGAGCAGCGTCAGGTTAAGGGTATCAACCCATTAATGGGTAAATACTCGCTGACGTTTATTGGTCGTGACGATTCAAAGTGCTCCCGACCAAACGTGGCTAAAGCTGCAGATACCTTTCTGAAGGCGAGAATGTCGGTGGAATCGTTCTACTGGACTCCGTCTGATACTGGCGTTCAGTCTCTTTATGTTTGCCGGTCATGGTCACTGCAAACCACTGGCAGCCTGAGCCAGCTTACAGCTACGTTTGAGCAGGTGCCGCGATGAGAGATATACCAGCAGAACTCATCATCGAGAGCGTTGACGCAGGTGTTGGCGCGATGCTCGACCTGTACGAAGTAGACCTGCAGGCGTTTGGCGGCGACGTTCTCCGCTTTCACTCTGGTACCAATGGCTATTTCAACGACGTAATCTGGCAGGGCCGCGCTTACTCTGCATATCCGATCGCCGTGGAAGGTTTTGAGGTTAAGTCAGAAGGCACCTATTCGCGCCCGACGATGAAGGTGGCGAATATCACCGGACTGATAACCGGCATCAACCACGATTTCGAAGATGCATTAGGTGCGGTAGTGACGCGCCGGCAGGTGCTGGTAAAGCATCTAGACGTGGTCAACTTCCCGAATGGAAACGCAAATGCAGATCCGACGATGGAGGCTGTGTCGCGCTACGTCATTGAGGAAATGGCGGAAGAGACCTTCGAGACGGTGACTTACAACTTAGCCACGCCGGTCGATTGCGACAATGCGATTATCCCGGCTCGCACAATTCTGGCTGATGTATGTCAGTGGGTTTATCGCGGCGATGGTTGCGGTTACTCCGGCGGCCCCGTTGCTGACGAGAAAGACAATCCAACCTCTGATATGTCGCGCGATAAATGCTCCAAGCATCGCAGCGGCTGCCGCCTTCGTTTCGCTAAACCAAGTGCGCTGCCATACGGCGGCTATCCCGGCTCTGCCAAGGTGTCCTGATGATTGAATCTGAATGCCTGGCATACGCTGCGGAGTCTGCAAATGAAGTGTGTGGGCTGATTATTGACGGCAATCGCTTGTGGCGCTGCGCAAACGAGCATCCCGATCCGGGGCGCAACTTCCGGATAGGCGAAACAGACTGGCTTAAAGCAGAAGCGGCGGGAGAAATCACCGCCGTTTTTCATTCTCATCCTGAGCCAAAACTTGTTCTGTCAACTGCCGACCGCACTGCTCAACTGGCAACCGGAATCGAATGGTGGCTGGCGAGTGGTGGGAAGCTACGAAAATTGCTTCCTAGGCCGCATTTGCTGGGACGCCGGTTCGAGCATGGCTTGATGGACTGCTACACGCTGTTTCGGGACGCATATCATCTGTGCGGCATTGATTTGCCCGACTTCGAGAGAACCAAAGGTTGGTGGGTCCGCGGTGAAAACCTCTACCTGAAGAATATGGCATCCAACGGATTTCACGAGGTTGGCTTCGAGGCCATTCAGCCAGGCGATGTGATTATCCGCCGCGCCTTTCCCGAATGCGACCCATGCCACGCCATGATTTGGCTTGGTGACAACATCGTCCTGCATCACGAAGTTCACGGCAGGCTTAGCCGCCGCGAACCGCTTCGTCAGATTCACGTACCCCTGATCCACTCCATTTGGAGGCATGAACAATGCTCATCGCTAGACCTAAGAGGAATTTATGATGATTTCAAATCAAAAACCCTATGAGGAAATTTGGTTGCCAGTTCATGGCTATGAAGATTTTTATAAGGTTTCCTCATCTGGTCTTGTATGGCGCATAGGCAAGTCAAAATGTTTAAAGCAGCACAAAGATCGACACGGATATCTGTACGTAACTCTGTGCGTTAATGGAAAGCCCGCGAAGAAATATGTTCATCGCTTGGTCGCAGATACTTTCATTGTTGGCGGATCGGACTTGTTGCAGGTCAACCATATCGATGGAGTTAAATCGAACAATGTTTACTTAAATCTGGAGTGGGTGACCGCTAAAGAGAATATAAGACATGCATTTAATACCGGCCTTAATAGGGTTGGCGCGCACCTTGCGAGTGGCAAAAAACATATGTGGTTTCAGGGCTTAGTCGTAGCCACATGCATCGAAAGCGGTAAGGAGACTTATATGCATGGCGCCAAAGATATTAGGGCGAATGGCTTTACTGATTCTCTCGTTTATCGCTGTGTTAATGGAAAGCTTCAGCATCATAAGAAACACACGTTTCGGAGGGTGAATGCTGATATTTAAATTCGCTGGAAACTTACGACGACATTTCCGCCAAATCACTTTAAACGTAGATACCCCATCCCAAGGGTTACGCCTGTTGCTGGCTCAGTGCCCAGCATTCAAACGCGACTTCTACCAAACCCGACTGCGCATGCGCATCGATGGCAGCGACATCTCAGCCGACAACCTTGAATTCCACATGAACCGGCACATCAAGGACGGCGCTACGGTGTTGTTCGTGCCGATCGTAGAAGGTTCGATTTCGGCGGTGGCGGCCGTGTGGATTATGGTCGCGGTCACTGTCGCTTCAGTTGCCTATTCGCTCTATATGACCTCGCACATGAAAACGAGCTCATCAGCGGATAAGGACACCAATTCCATCACCAATAACTCATTCACCAGCGCGGAGAACCGTATCGGGCAGGGCAGGCCGGTGCCGCTGCTTTTGGGTGAGATGGTTGTTGGCTCGAACGTAATCAGCCTTGGCATCGACACATCGAACAACCAGGACTGGAATATCTCAATTAGTTAAGGTGAAAGCATGGGCTCAGGCGGCGGCG